TACACCAGTTAATGTAGCTACATTCTTTAATACCCCAACTTCTACCACAACCACCCAAACAACTACATCAACATCAGGAAATAGTGGTTTAAATCCTTTTGGAACTAAAGGTTCAATCCATGGTCAAGTAAGATTTAAAGGAGGTCAAGCTTGGAGGTGGTTAGGAGGAAGTGAAAATAGATGGGTTAAACATACAACTTCATTTACCCCATTTAATAGAAAAGGAGTCTATAATGGAGAAGAAAAAATTCAAGAAGACAGTTCATATGCAAATAAGTATAAATGGTCTGAAGTCCTATATAAATGGGAATTTAAATCCCGTGAAACCCTTAGAAAATTTTAATATTTATAATAAAAATGAAATCTACAGAACTTAAAAAATTAATTAAAGGTGCCGTAAAGGAAGCCATCCAAGAAGAAATAAAAGACATTCTTTTGGAAGCTGTGCGTTCTCCTAAAACACCATCTGTAGCTGTTATGCAAGAATCAGTTACCAAAACAGCACCATCAAATGGAGTACCTAATCAACCTTCAATGACTGCTGCACAGAAAAAATCATTATATGAACAAGCATTAAATGATACTACAATGAATTTTAACTCTTCAAATGTTCAATCATTTCAACCTCAAGCCGGATATGATGCCGCAAATGGTACACTACCATCAGGAGAGGTTGATATGGGTATGATTGCAGGTTTAATGAATAAGAAGTAAAACAAATGGCTCAAATTATAGCAAATAAAATTCCAATTGATCTAAATGCTCGTAAAGCAGTTGGATTTGGATTTCCATTAAATGGTAGTGCTGTGTTTGTGCCTACATATCAAACGAAAGACCAAATTCAAGCAAATTTAATTAATTATTTGTTAACTAACAAAAATGAAAGGGTATTTAATCCTTCTTTTGGGGCAGATTTAAGAAGTTTAGTATTTAAAAACCCAACTGCAACATCTTTAGATGAGCTTCAATTTGAAATTGAAAATGCCTTAACAATACTTTTCCCAGAAATTGAAATAAAAGAAATAAGGTTTGAAGATCAAAGTGATGAAAATTCTATAACTTTTAGTTTAACATACAACATAATTACAATAGGAATTGAAGATAGCATAAATATAGTATTACAATAATGGCTGATTTAAAAAGAGATATAAGATACATTAATAGGGATTTTAATAGTTTTAGAGATTCCCTTATAGAATATTCTAAAACATATTTTCCTAATACTTATAATGATTTCTCCCCAGAATCTACAGGGATGTTATTTATGGAAATGGCTTCTTATGTTGGGGATATTTTATCCTTTTATTTGGATAATCAAATACAAGAAACCTTTATTCAATACGCTCGCCAAACAGAAAATTTATATAATTTAGCTTATATGTTAGGTTACAAACCAAAAGTAACCACAGCATCTCATGTTGATATAGATTTTTATCAACAAGTCCCAGCTAAAACAAGTGCTAGTGTTATTGTTCCTGATTATGATTATGCTCTTTTAATCCCGGAAAATACTCAAATATCTTCAGTTCTTGATGAAAATCAAAAATTCCTAATTGAAGATGTAGTTGATTTTACAGCATCTAGTTCTTTAGATCCCACTACAGTATCTATTTACCAAGTTCAAGGTTCTCAACCAACATATTTTTTATTAAAGAAAACTAGAAAAGCAATATCAGCAACAATCCAATCAACAACCCTAACATTTGGTGCTGGGGTAAGATTTGATAGTAGAATTTTAAATGATTCTAATATTATTGGTCTTTTAGACGTTATAGATAGTGATGGAAATGAATGGTATGAAGTACCTAATTTAGCTCAAGAAAGTGTTTTTGATACAATTAGAAATACAAATGCTAATGACCCAAACACATCAGCTGATACAGATGCTCCTTATTTGCTACAATTAAAACAAGTACAAAGAAGATTCGCCACTCGTTTTATAAATTCAGGATCATTACAAATTCAATTTGGTGCTGGTAATTTTGGAGATAATGATGAAGAAATTATCCCAAACCCAGATAATGTAGGTTTAGGTTTACCTTTTGATAAATCTAAACTTACAACAGCATTCTCACCAACAAACTTTGTATTTACAAACACTTATGGAATTGCCCCATCAAATACTACATTAACTGTAAGATATTTAACAGGAGGAGGTATAGCTTCAAATGTAGAAGCTGGAATTATAACTACTCTTGATGATACTAATATAACTTTTTTAAATTCTAATCTTGTAGATACAGCATTAGCAGATCAAATATTTGGTTCTATAGCAGCTAATAATCCTTTAGCAGCAAATGGTGGGCAAGATGGAGATACTATTGATGAAATTAGACAAAATGCTTTAGGTAATTACCAAAATCAATTACGTATGGTAACCCAAGAAGATTACTTGGTTAGAGCTTTATCTATGCCTTCTAATTTAGGGGTTATTTCTAAAGCTTATGCAACCCCCACAAAAATTTCAGAATTTCAACCTGGGGAATTACCAACTATTTTAGATTTGTACATTTTATCTTATGATATAAATAAAAAATTAAGAACAGCATCCCCAACTATAAAAAGAAATCTAAAAACATATCTATCAGAATATAGAATGATTAATGATTCTATTAAAATTAAAGATGCTTTTGTTATTAACATTGGAATTGAATTTGATATTATAGTTTTACCTAATTATAATAATAATGAAGTTTTAACTAGATGTATTGATTCTTTAACAGATTATTTTAACATAGATAAATGGCAAATTAATGAACCTATTATTTTAAAAGATTTATTTATTTTATTGGATAAAGTAGAAGGTGTCCAAACAGTTAAAAATATAACTATTAATAACAAATCAGGTGAGTCTTTAGGTTATAGTGATTATGGGTATGATATTAAAGGAGCTACTGTAAATAATGTAGTATACCCTTCACTTGACCCTATGATTTTTGAAGTTAAAACCCCAACAGAAGATATTAGAGGTAGAGTAGTACCATTATAATAAAAAGATATGGCAGTATATAAAATTTTTCCAACAAAAGATACTACATTATATGAGCAGTATCCTAACCAAAATACAGGTTTAGACCAAATTTTAGAGGTATCTTCTTACTATACTCAAGGAACAAGATATAATAGTAGATATTTAATAGAATTTTCAACTACAGAAATTCAAGATGTACTTAATAATAAAGCTACAAATTCTTGGAACGCTTACCTTAAAAATTATAATGCTTCAACATCAGGATTATCTTTAGATACTTCTTTATATTTTTATACTATATCTGGAAGTTGGGGTATGGGTACTGGGTTTTATGATTCACTTCCTGCAAAATCTGATGGTTCTTCATGGAATTGGAGAAACATTTCAGGATCAGATCAATGGGTTTCACAAGGAGGTGATTTTTATAATACTCCAGTATACTCACAATCTTTTTCTTATGGTTCAACTTTAGATGTTAATGTTGATGTAACTAATACAATTAATACTTGGTATAGCGAATCATTACCTAATGATGGGTTTTTAGTAAAACTTTCAAGTAGTATTGAAACTTCAACAAATAGGCATCTTCAACCAATTTTTAAAGAATTTTCAATTGATACTAATACTATATACCCCCCATATTTAGATTTTAAATGGAATGATTATACATTCAATACAGGATCTTCAGATAATACTATTTTAGGTACTCCAGAGGCATTTATTTCAATTTATAATAATGCTGGAGTATATTATTCTGAAAGTGTTCCTAGGTTAAGATTAGCAGCTATCCCAAAATACCCAGATAGACAATTTATTACAGCTTCTTACTATACTGAAAATTATTATCTTCCTGAGTCTCAATCATTATATGCTATTAAAGATAGTTCAACTAATGAGTTTGTAGTTGATTTTGATTCTACCTATACTCGTATTAGTGCTGATACTACTTCAAGTTATTTTGATGTGTATATGAATGGTTTAGAACCTGAAAGATATTATACAGTCTTAATTAAAACTGTAGTAAGAGGAGTTACTAAAGTATGGGATGAAAATATTATGTTTAAAGTTGAAAAAGGATAATGGAAAAGATAAATTTAAATAGACAAGTCTTTAATAAAGCTAAGTTTAATGAAACTATTGATACTTCATTTTCTCAATTAGGAGTTCAAGAAGAAGATCCATCTTTTTTCGATATTAACTTGGCTACCCAAGCAGATTTTTTTACATTATACGACAAATTCTTTTATGATATTCCAAAAGAAGGTGAAATTAATTCTCATACTTACTTAATTACAGAGAGTACAGAGTATGTTGGTTTTCAACAAAGTCAAGAAGAAATTGAAGCACTTTTATTAGAAATAGCAGATTTAAGAGAAGAAAATTTAGCGTTAAGACAAGAAAATGTAGAATTAACTGTAAAAGCAAATACCCCTAATTCTTCCCCAATAACAGAATTTAGAGGACAAACTAGAGGTTTTATTGCCTCACCTTAGTGCAAAAAGTTATATTAAAGGATATTTATAAACAAAATTAATGGCTTCAGAAGTTACAGCATCAGTATTTCCCATAGATCCTAGTATCCTCACATCGGCGGGGTATGGGCTATCTGATCAAGCTATAATCCCAAATGAAAATATTATATCATCATTTGTCCCATTTCAGGATAGTGTAGAATTTTGGGTTTATGATTTAAATAAAAATCTTATTAATGGTGAAACTAATTTTACAAATTATAAATTAGAGCAAAACCCTTCACCTAATGAAGAAAATGATACTTCTGTAATTGTAGTTTCTCCTTCTGATGATGCTTA